GCACAGACGATGCTGGTACCACTGTTGCAGTTAACGATTTATCTCGTAACCGCACACAACAAGATATCCGCAGTATTTCAACATCCACTGATCACGGTCAGAGTGGAGATGTTGCAGGCATGATGGTAGTTGATAGCACCAACGTTTATGTATGCACAGGCACATATGATGGTTCAACTGTTATATGGAAAAAATTAGTGTTGGCGACAATAACCTAAGGGATTAGACAATGAACAAAGATCAATTTAAAGAATTACAGGCTAAATTAGAAAGCATCTGGAATGAAGATTCACTAATTAGTGCTGATCCACAGCCGGTAGAAGAAGAGGCTGTTGAAGAAGCAGTTGCTGGACCCGGAGTAGATGCAGTAAACGATCTATTAGACATGGGTGTTAGCAAAGAAGACTTATTTGATCAAATGATGCGTGATCACGATGATAACGATCTTTTGTCATTTGCAGAAGATTACCGTAGAGTTAACATGGATGGCATGGACGATGATGCAGACTACGATGAAGAAGAGGGTGAACTAAGATGAACACCCCGTATACTAAAGAACAATTTTTATCTCTGAGAGAAAAGATGGATGCCATCACAGTTGATGAAGAAGTAATGGCAGAAGTCAATGTTGATGAAGGTACTGAAATGGGTACCATTGGCAATGTAGATATTAAACAGTTTGGCATGGCCGAAGGTGAAGTAGGCATCCAACTTACTAGCAAAGACGGTTATGTCCAACTAAGTAGAGAAGAAGCTTCACAATTAGCTGCTAGACTAGCAAGATGGGCTGGAGCAAAAGATATAGCTAGTCCAGGGCAATATGACGCTCCGGATATCCAATTTTAAGATAAAAACATATTGCTTTTAAATGCTCTTGTTAGTATAATATATACATACTAACAGGAGTTTTTTATGACACAAATCGATCTCAACAAATACAAAGAATTTGTCGATGCTGTGACTAGTGACGAAAGCAAGGACAATGATAAATTTACACAACATTGGACTAGACTAGTTAACCAGCGTGACGCTGACATGCCACGGCTAGTAACCGCTGCTTTTGGACTTAGTGCCGAAGCAGGTGAGTTTACAGAAGTTGTAAAAAAGATCATGTTCCAAGGCAAGCCGTTAGATAAAGATAATATCTTTCATATGCAACGTGAACTAGGTGATATTATGTGGTACTGGATGCAAGGGTGTATGGCACTAAACATTGATCCAAATGAAGTTATACAGATGAATATTAATAAACTTAAAGCAAGGTACCCAGGTGGCGACTTTGATGCTCACTATAGTGAGAACAGACAGGAAGGCGATGTCTAACACAGATTTAGAACCTAAAGACCATATAGCAGTTGCGTTTTATAGTACAATAATCTACTTTAATTTTACTCTTATACTCAGTGGCAACTTAGTGTTAGGTTTAATAGGAGCATTACTTTGTAGAGCGATGTATAGATCCTTTCTTGCATGGGCTGTAATAAGAAAGGAAGAAAGAAAATGAACCACCCACTTACAGGCAATTTAAGAGATTTAAAAGATACTGAACTAGATGAGAAACTAAAAAAATTAACCAAAAGATTAGTACAGGCTTATAGATCTAGTCCGGATGTTGTACCACAAATGCAAATGGTACTTAATGACTACACAGAAGAACGCACTAGACGAGATAGAGAAGCACTAAAAAAAGTAACAGATAAAGCAAAAGAAAAAGGCAATGATTGGGATGACATCATTGATATTGGATAATGATTACGATAAAACACACATTTCTAGCAACAGTAATATTAGATGGTTGCATACTACCTAACAGGTGGGACGTTAAGATCGACTTGTTAACAGACGGTAAAGGATCAGGGACAGATATTTCTATTGCTTGTGAAAGAGTAAACGTCTACGTTGAAACGATGCTAGATAATTGTATGCTAGTTGGACCTCAATCAATGGAAGACATACTTTCAGAAGGAACAATGTTCTATGCAGGAATACATCCTTTAATTGATGACCCGTATGATCATATACTCGCTATCAGTTTGTATACAAAACTAAATGCAATACTAGAAGGTGTACTACTTGTAGATAGTGTATGGATTGAAAGTTACCAAGGAAACGGCATTAGTCATACACATAGTAGTGAAGATGATGATGGCAATATCTTAGATAAGATCGTAGATCCTAAATGGAAAAAATATGCAGAGTATTGGAAATCCAAAGATCCTAGTTTTTATAAATCTGAAAAAGGTGAAGTTGAACTACTACAACAAACTTGGGATGAAGTAAAACTAGGCTACACCAAAGATAAGAAAAAATCTAAAGATGGGATTGTTAGAGAATTTACAGTTATTGAAGGCGATAAAGAAAAATGAAGTTAGACAAGTATAGCAGACAACTCTATAGTGAAACAGATGCTATAAATGCAATCTACACTAATCCTACTGTGGATCTTAATAAGTTAGATATAGAATCTGTTAGTCAGTTTAACAGTGCTAGTCAATTACTCTATACAGGAATACAACTACAAGAATTAAAAACTCTCAACTGTAGTGTAGAAGAATATCATAAACAGAATCAGAAGCAATGGAATATGCCTACAGATTATGCTAATTTTGATATTGCAAAATGGTGTTTAGATCAGTGTAATAATGACGTAGAATTACAAAGAGTAGGCAAAGAACTTATAATGTTTCAAGAAAGAAACTTATTAAACTTATTATGCTTCTTAAGATACTTTGTAGCAACAATGAGAGAAAATAATATAGTATGGGGTGTGGGCAGAGGTAGTAGTGTAGCAAGTTATGTACTATACTTAATCGGTGTACATAAAATAGATAGTTTATACTATGACTTAAATGTTGAAGACTTCTTAAGATAAATAATAATATACGCACTTTATTGGAGAATATATCATGGCGAAGAAATACAGAACAGCACAAGGTAAGGTAGTTGATTTTAATGCTTTAATAAGTCAACACGAAACAGTACCTGCAATAGGAAATATGAACGTAAATGCTCGTGGAGATTATATCGACCCAAGTGGAGAAATAGTTAAGAGTAGAGAAGATGTTATGCGTGAGTACCATAAGTTAAATACTATGGTTCCAACTGACGAAAGGATACCTCAAAGTTCAGACGAAATATTTGAGGATGAAGACGAACAAGAAGATGTTGAGGAAGACGAACTAGGACCAACTGGAACACCAGTAAGAAGTGAAACGGACGAGACGTCTGAGACCCAGCCGGACACAACATCTTCTTCTAACAATAAAGAAACGGAGTAATACATGGAATACAATTTTACCAAAGCAACAGGAACTTTTTATCCGTTAAGAGACGGTGTACTAGTTCGTGATATGAAGTTTGACACAATTAAAACTGCAAGTGGGATCTATATACCAAATGATGATGCTACTACTAGAGGAATTCACCCTCGTTGGTGTCAGGTAATTGCAATAGGAAAAGAACAAGAAGAAGTTACGGTCGACAACTGGATACTAGTCTCACATGGTAGATGGAGCAGAGGATTCGAACTTAATGGAGAAACAGTAAGAACAGTAGACCCTACAGATATATTAATTATACAAGACGAACCTCCTGCAGAAGAAGTTTGGAAAAGTAGCATGGGTCATCAAAGGGGTTTATCAGGACCTGCACTAGAGTATCAAGAAGGTGAAAAGAATATGTGGGCACAAAGAGCACACGATGCTGCTCATGGTGGTATAAACCCAACTACTGGATTCAATGATAAAGGTGCAGTTTATGCGGCGCCAGGTGCAACAACTAAGGTTCCAGGAGTGGGGGGAGGCATTGGATAATAATATAAACGAAACCTTCGAATATATTGCTAAAATAGAAAAAGAAAATTTAATTTTAAAATTAGACCAGGCAGAACAACAAAAGTATGTCCAAAAGTTATTAAATAGAATAGTGGAACTTACGGATGAAAAAAATAGTAAGGACTAGCACTAGTTATGGCGAAATGGCTTACTATAAAAGTGATCCAACTATAGGTAAAAGTCTAAAGTTATACGGCGAATACTGTGACCAAGAAGTAGAATTAATTAAGAAACATGTAAATCGTAGTAGTTTTGTTTTAGATGTAGGTGCCAATATTGGTACACATACATTAGGGATTGCACCATATGTAAAACTAATAATGGCCATTGAACCTGATCCGGACAACTACGCCTTACTTAAATTGAATACAGATAAGTGTTTTAGTAAAAATATTAAAACTAGTCGATTAGCATTAGGTAATGACACTGTCGAAGTTGGAACAACGTTTGATTACGGGAAAACCAGAATAAGCCCTGGCAATACTGTTACTTGTACAACTTTAGACAATATAGTCTTTTTTGCTAAAACAGAAATGTCAACAATAGACTTTATTAAGATAGATGCAGAAGGAATGGAGTTTCCTATATTACTAGGTGCTCAACAGACACTAATGCATTTTAAACCTAAATTATTAATCGAAATGCAAGATGCAAGTATGAATAAAGTAATATATGACTTGTTAGATAGTTTAGGATATAATATGTATTGGGTTACTGTTCCTACATATAATCCAGATAATTTTAAAGGTAATGCCACTAATGTATTTGGAAAACAACACGGTGTTCTAAATTGGTTTTGTTCCAAAGAACATCAATCTAGTATGTGGCAAGTAACTAGTAACGAAGATAATATAGAAAAACTTGTAATTAGACAAAGAAAGAGTGTATAATAGTATTATGAAAGAATTATGGACAGAAAAGTACAGACCCGATGCATTAAATGATTATGTGTTTAGAGATTCAGCACAAAAGAATCAAGTACAAGGTTGGGTAGACAGTGGTGCTATTCCTCACTTATTGTTTAGTGGTAGTCCTGGTGTTGGTAAAACTACACTAGCAAAGATACTGATTAAACAACTTGGTATTAACGAATATGATATACTAGAAATAAATGCTAGTAGAGAAAATAGCGTCGACAATGTTAGAGAAAAGATTACTAACTTTGTAGCAACTATGCCTTTTGGTGAATTTAAGATTGTGCTACTAGATGAGGCTGATTATATCTCTCCAAATGGTCAAGCGGCACTTCGTGGTGTTATGGAAACATATGCTAGTACTGCTAGGTTTATACTAACCTGTAATTATCCTAACAAAGTTATTCCAGCACTACATAGTAGATGTCAAGGGTTTCACATTGATAAAATTGATACAACAGAATTTACTGCTAGAATTGCAACAGTATTAGTTACAGAACAAGTAGAGATTGATATCGATACATTAGATAGTTATGTAAAAGCAACATATCCTGATTTAAGAAAATGTTTAAACCTAGTACAAATGAATACTGTTGATGGCAAACTATTAAAGCCACAAGAGAGTGACAACGCAACTGCTGATTACAGATTAGCAGTAGTTGACTTGTTTAAGCAAGGCAAGATAATGGATGCTAGGAAGATGTTGTGTAGTCAAGTACGTCCTGAAGAGATGGATGAAGTTTTCCGTTGGATGTACGATAACTTAGAACTATGGGGCAATACACAAGATAAACAAGATGCCGCCATTCTAGTTATTGCAAAAGGTCTTAGAGCAATTCCATTAGTAGCAGACCAAGAGATAAACTTGTCTGCTACGTTAGTTGAACTATGTCAAATAAGAACATAAGATGGATAAACTAGCAAACAGTTACAAAACAAAATCTCAACAAGAACTATTAGAGTACTACGATAATTGGGACACTTATGAACAGGATATAATGTCAGCAGGATATATGGGTCCAGTAGGGTGTACTGCTTTATTATATAAGTACATAGATAAAAGTAAAAAGATATTAGAGGTTGGGTGTGGCCCGGGTAATGTAGCAAAGTATCTAAACTTAATGAATTTTACTTATATTATAATCTTTATATAC